TATACAGAACATGCCTCAGTTAAAACCTAGGGAATATATAAGTCCGCAGTATGGCCTGTTAGGGCCTTCAAAACAAAACGCTAATTTCGGGGGAATGCTCGGAGGCGGCGGTATTTAACAACACAAGGAGATAAAGATGGCTTACGGAATGGGCAAGGGTGGTGGACCAGATAATTTTGGATCCAAAGGAATGGGCAAGGGTAAAAACAGAAGTGGCCCTCCGGGCGGTATGCGTTCAACAACACGCTCTAAGGCTGACCTACAAAGCGGAGGAAAGTCCTCTGGACTAGCGGGCGGTGGCGGCGCTTCTGGCACTGTTATCAGCAAGGCTCGTTGGGACAAAATGTCTGACTACGCCAAGCGTAATGAGTTCGGCACTACTTCCTATGCCAAGTACAAGGAAGGCGCAGTGGGTAAAACTGGTCGTCGTAAAGGCATGAGAAGTGGCCGCTAAAAAGCCCAGTAACAACAACAAGTTTGTAAAACTCTGGACTCCGCAGATGAAGCGGAGGGTGGAGATTCTTTTCTACAATGGCGCGTCTATTGTGGAGGTATGCCGAGAGATCGGTATCGTAAAGAAAACTTTCTACAATTGGATGGATTCATATCCAGAGTTTAAGGAAGTTGTTGATCATGGCCTTATCGCGGCTGAATCTTGGTGGATTGAGAAAGGCCGCGAGAATGTAGATAACCGTAGGTTTAACCACGCCCTATGGCTGTTGATGATGGTCAACAGGTTCAAGTGGCACTCGGCTTACGCCAAGAAGGAAGAGAAGAAAGAGGTTGTCAACGAGCACAAGATCGAGGTCAAGAACGCTGTGGACGTAGACTCTATTCTTCAAAAATCAATCGCTCATGGCATAGACCAAATAGACAAGGATAAGGTGCATTAATGTACGGAAAGAAACCCGCTAAGAAACCCATGGCTAAAAAGCCCAAGCCCAAGAAGAAGGGCTACTAAAATGGCTAAAGGCGGCGGAGGCCCAGACTCATCTCCTGACGCCCCCGGCGGGGGAATGGGCGCCGATGCTTTCGGTGGCGACGGGCCTTCCTTATCTATGGATGGTCGAGCCACTCCTGCTGAGATGCAGGCTCTTGATGATATGGACAGGGCTAAAGCGGTAAGGGATGCAATTGACGCTATCAACTCCGCTGAAAGAGATCGTCAAAATGCGGCCCAAGAAAGGGACATTGCACGGGCTAAAGCAGTAAGGGACGCGCAAAGAAACATTTCCTTAGCGCAGGCTAAAGCAAAGGAGCAGGCTACACGCAATATCCCCACTATTACCCTTGAGTACACGCCTAGATTTGATTACGGCCCATTAAGAAATCCTCCATTTGCTACTAGGTCTCACACCAAAGCGGGATTGTTTGGCCAAAGTTTTGAAGAAGCAAAGGCGATTAACGAAGCAAAAAAATCTGCGAATAGGAACAGGGTAAAGGAATACGCAAAATCCTACAAGGCGCGTATTGATGATATTGATAAACAACTTAAGAGTTTGTTGGACGAAAGCATGATGAACTTGTTCAGCAAAGAATACCGTGAATTGTTGGATAAGAAAAACAATCTAATGAGCCACCCAAACTACAACTACGTTGCTCATTTTGATCCAAGTTTAAGAACGGCTCAAACTATAATTGGAACTCTTGCTCCCGGCCCCCTTGGTATTGGCCCAACGCTTCAGGACAAAGCAATCGATATTGGGTTTATTGACGATACCCCAATAAGCGAAATTGAAAATCAAGACAGGCAGTCTGTTCTTGAGGGCGACAGGAACGGCAACTTTTACGATTACACTTTCAGTGCCAAGTAAAACAAAGAAACAGTCTAGGTTTATGGCTATGTGCTCTTCGCCTCAAGGCAGGGCAAACGCCAAAGGAAAGTGCCCTCCGGTTAAAGTAGCAAAAGAATATGCTAGTGCAGATAAACGAGCGCGTTCTCGCAAAAAGTAAAAATGCCGAAGCCGCAATCAAACTTGCAGAGTGGGCAAGAAATGCAGACTACGACTCAGTGGTTAAGGCATACGCTGAATGTCATAGAGATCCTAATATTGACGACAACTTTATTCGCACTCTCGCCCAGTGTGACAGGTTTTATCTTGGTGTTTTTATCTGTAATCGCCATGATATGTTGCATCCTTGGATATATGAAAGATGTCGTGAGGTGGAGCGTAATAAAGATAACCACCTTGATTTATGGGCTCGGTTTCATTACAAAAGCACCATAATTACTTTTCTTGGCTGTGTTCAAGAAATCCTGTGTGATCCAGACATTACCATAGGAATACTGTCCTACTCTGCCAAACAGGCGAAGCCGTTCCTGCGGCAGATCATGCAGGAGTTTGAAGGTAACGAAAAACTTCAGGAACTGTTTCCAGATATTCTTTGGAAGAATCCAAAGCATCAGGCCCCTAAGTGGGCGGAAAACGAAGGAATATGTGTAAACAGGTTTGCCAACCCCAAAGAGCAAACAGTTGAGGCGCATGGACTGGTAGACGGACAGCCAACAGGCCGACACTTTAGCCTCATTGTATACGATGACGTTGTTGTTCAGGAGGCTATAGGTACTCCTGACCAGATTAAAAAGACCACCACTCAGTGGGAGTTATCGTTAAACCTTGGGTCTACGCACAACCCAAGATACCAATACGCAGGAACTAGGTACGCTTACGGCGATACTTACGGTACTATTCTACAAAGGGCGGCTGTTAAGCCTAGGGTGCATCCTGCAACATACAACGGTCAGATGGACGGTGAGCCTGTATTTCTTGCCCAAAGCAGATGGGAAGAGATAAAGAAGACCACCTCCACCTATACCGTAGCATGCCAACAACTGCTTAACCCTATTGTGGGTAGCGACGTATCGTTTAAGCAGGAGTGGTGGAACGAATGGGAAGTTCGACCGTATACACTTAACGTGTACATTATGGTCGATCCGGCCCACTCTAAGAAAAAAGAGTCCAATAGAACAGCGTTTGCTGTCGTTGGCGTTGACGCTAACTTCAACAAATACTTGCTTGATGGCGCTTGTCATCGTATGACTCTTTCTGAAAAGTGGACGACGCTTAAACGCCTCCGAGAAAAATGGAAGAGAGCACCCGGCGTAAGAGAAGTAAAGGTCGGATACGAGCGATACGGAGCACAGTCAGACATTGACCATTTCAAAGCAATGATGGCTAATGATGGCAGTAACTTCCCCATCTATGAACTTAACTGGGTAGGCGGTGGCGGTTCCCAGTCAAAGAAAGACCGAATACAGAGACTAGAGCCAGACCTTAAAGACGGTTCTTTTTTCTTCCCGTATCCTACAGACGATAAGATGTTGACCTCTTATCAGCAGGACTTTACCGAAAGGAAGCAGTCCTTCCTCGTTTCAAAAAAGATTATCTGTATTGACGAGGAAAAGAAAACCTATGATCTGACCAAGTGGATGAAGGACAACGAATACAACTTGTTCCCTACCATTCACCCAGATTTTTTAGATGCTTTATCTCGTATTTATGACATGGACCCGATGCCTCCTAGAATTGCTAACCGAGGGCGGAGTCTTGAACCACCCTCGGAGGCTAGGTATTAGTGGCTAGATCAAGGAAAGTAGGAAGAAAAACTTATCCACCAAGGCGTGTTGCTTATCGCATGTCTAACGGAAAAGCATTCTACGAGAAACAACCTCGTAAGTTTCCATACGGTGTATTTCCTTATGTTCAGCCTACGTACTGGGTATCCGGTTACTGCGTAGATGACTAATGAAAAAATTATTTCTTTGTTTATTTTTAATTTCAAGTAACGCCGTTTCACAAGTAGATCAGCCAGAAGACATGTATCATTTTGATGCGCCGTTTACTCTGGCATGTACACCAAGTTTTATGAGCATGGTGGATCATTTGGCAAACGACTTTGGGGAAATACCTATGGTCATGAGCCACATGAGTCAAGATACAACGATTGTATTATTTGTAAACAAGGAAAACACAACGTCTACTGTAGTTGTTACAAGACGTGTAAAAACTGAAGAAGAGGCTTGCATTATATGGGCAGGCCAAAGCAACGGCACTTCTTTCAGCGTTAATCCTGATCCTGTTTTTCCTGAAAAAAGTTTATGAATATACCAACGTATCTTATAGGCGCTATTATTTTTATTATAGGCCAAACAGTTTCTGCCATTTGGTGGGCAAGCGCAATGTCTTCTGATGTTAAGTCGTTACAGAAGTACACTGATAAAACTATTCCTGCGCTTGAAGCCGAAGCGCAACAGTGCGCCATCGAAATACATAATCTAAAAAAGATCACCGAAGATCATCATGCTATTGCCGAAGCAATTAAAGATTTGAACGTAATGCAATTTCAGATTGAAACTTTGCAATCAACCATTGACCGCGCCTTCGGCAAGGAGATGCGTTAATGGATATGTCTGTAATGACGGATATGCTGTTTGGCGTTTTAATGGTTTTGTTTGGCGTAACAATACGCAGAGTTTTTCAGTTGTTTGATCGCCTTCAGGACGAAGACAAGGTTCTACATAACCGAATAACTAACATTGCTTCTGAGGCAGTGAGCCGTAAAGAACTGAATGACTCTATTGATAGAGTGTTGAATAGGATTGATAAACTAGAAGAGAGGCTTATGAATGGCCGTTAAAAAAGATTCTCGTTTAGAAAAGGCGGGAGTGTCTGGATATAACAAGCCAAAGCGCTTGAAAGACGGAAGTGGAAAGTCGCACATTGTTGTAGCTAAAGAAGGAGACAAGATTAAAACAATTCGTTTTGGTCAGTCAGGAGTTAAGACAAATCAAACGGCTGGACAGCGTGAGGCATTTAAATCTCGCCACGCAAAGAACATTGCAAAAGGAAAAATGTCTGCTGCTTACTGGGCTGATAAAGTTAAGTGGTCGCCAAGCAAAACTAAATCGCCATCTAAGAAATGGGTTAAAGGATCATGAAGGGCGTTCCTCACTACTTTAAAGACGGTACTCTGCATAAAGGTGGAACACACAAAGACGCTAAGGGTAGGCTGATGTCTGGTGCTAGGCATAATGCTAACAGCAAATTCTTGTTCCATAAGAACGAACTGTCGGCAACGGCTAAGAAAAAAGTAAATGCAAAAAAAGCCTAAGAGTAAAGTAAACGAGGCAGGTAACTACACTAAACCTGCTATGCGTAAAAGACTTTTTGAACAAATTAAAGCAGGGGGCAAAGGCGGAAAGCCCGGACAGTGGAGCGCACGTAAGGCCCAGATGCTTGCTCGTGAGTACAAGGCCGCAGGCGGTGGTTACAAGTAATGCCTCTTTCCAAGTCACAGAAAAGTCTAAAGAACTGGACTAAGCAGAAGTGGCGAACTAAAAGCGGCAAGCCATCTACACAAGGATCTAAAGCAACTGGTGAAAGATACTTGCCTGAGAAAGCCATCAAGTCTTTAAGCAGTTCTGAGTACGCGGCTACGACTAAGGCAAAAAGAGAAGGAACCAAAAAGGGTAAGCAGTTTGTTAAACAACCTAAAAAGATAGCTGCTAAAACTAAAAAACATAGGAGATGATTATGATTGATCAATTGGTGAAAAAATGGAACGCTCTAGGACTAAAACAGAAAGTAGTAATTATAGTGTTTGCCGTCGTTATTCTTGGCATGTTAACCGCATAGCATGGTTATTTTTGATCACTCTGATAGCAGGATGCCAAAGCCTAAAGGAGTCGGCGGTAGTGAGCACGGCAGCGGGAGTAGGTGCGGTTGCTGGGACTGCGATCAGTGGGGGTGTGATTGCACCAATAGTGGGATCCATGACGGGTGCCTTTGTAGCAGATGTAACGACGGAAGTTTTAACGAGCCCAGCACAGACAATAGTTGAAGCAGAGGCAAACTTTTTTTCTATATTAGAAAAATTAGTTGAGATTGGTGGTTGGGCTTTGGTCCTAGTATTTATTGGCCCCATGATTATCGGGTGGATACTTCCCGGCCCTCTTGAGAGGAAAAAGAAGTCATGAAGTACAGGTTTATTTCTTTATTGGCGTTGGTTGCAAGCCTAGCAGGTATTGGCCTAACAACAGTAATTGCAGATTACAAAAGCACATTTCTTATTAACGGAAATGAATACAGCACGTTGTCTTGGTTAGCGCCAGATACTGCTACGGAAAAGTGGACATTGTCTACTCTTAACAAAATTATTAACAATGGAGATACGCACGCCGATATCATGGCGAGAAGTACCGCCAAAGACTTTGGATACGTAAATGGGGTTGATAGGGATTATTGGCGCGGGCGCCTTAACAGGTTGCGTGATAGCGGTGTACAGCCCGTCATATGGATGGTTTCAGACGATTCTCCAGATGTTTATAAACTGGGCCTACAGAATCAGATTGATTACCAAAATCAAGTTGTTGATGCGGTTGACGATCTTGTTAGCCATTATGTGGTCTGTCTTGAGTGCGATGAATATTACTCTCCTGCTCAAGTTAGT